CTCACTTGATCATGCAGTACAACATCTCACCAGAGACTTTGATTGAACAACGTCACCCCAGTGTGACTGTTGATAAAGTTCTGAAGAAAGAACTTACCTTTGAGATGTATAAAGACAGTGCTGTCTGTGCTAATGGTGCAATGTATCGCAAGGATGTCCGTGGGTTCCTACCAGAACTTATGGAGAAGATGTATAGTGAACGTGTTATCTTCAAGAAGAAGATGATCGAGGCGAAGAAAGCGTATGAGAAGACTCCCACCAAAGCATTGGAGAAAGAGATCTCACGTTGTGACAATATTCAGATGGCTAAAAAGATTGCACTGAACTCTGCTTATGGTGCTATTGGTAATGAGTATTTTCGATACTACAAACTTGCAAATGCAGAGGCGATCACTCTATCGGGACAGGTATCGATTCAGTGGATCGAAGAGAAGATGAATAGTTATCTGAACAAAGTTTTGAAATCTGATGGAGTAGATTATGTCATTGCTATTGATACCGATTCCATTTATCTTAATATGGGTCCTTTCGTTGACGCTGTATTCAAGGGAAGAGAGGCTTCTACTGAAGAGATTGTCAATTTCCTTGATAAGGTGTCTCACATGGAACTTGAGAAGTATATTGAAAGTTCTTACGAAGAGTTGGCGGACTACCTCAACGCCTACGAAAACAAAATGGTGATGAAACGCGAGAACATCGCGGAACGTGGTATCTGGACTGGTAAGAAACGTTATATCCTTCGTGTGTGGGATAGTGAGGGTGTTCGTTATGAGAAACCCAAACTGAAAATGATGGGTATTGAGGCAATCAAAACCTCAACTCCTGCACCTTGTCGTCAATACATTAAAGATGCACTTGAGATCATCATGACGAAAGAAGAGGATGATGTCATTGACTTCATCGAGAACGCTCGTAAAGAGTTTAAGAAACTTCGACCAGATGAAATTGCATTCCCTCGTAGTGTGTCTGAAATTAAGAAGTGGGAATCTCGGACTGACATGTATAACAAAGGTTGTCCCATCCATGTTCGTGGTGCAATCCTTTACAATCACTATACCAAGAAAGCTGGTCTTGATAAAAAATACGCAGCAATTCAGAGTGGTGAAAAGATCAAGTTCTGTTATTTGAAAACACCTAATACTATCCAAGAGAATGTTTTCTCCTTTATTCAAGAGTTTCCGAAAGAACTAGATCTTGAAAAGTATATTGATTACGATGCACAGTTCAACAAATCTTTTGTAGAACCGATGAAGATTATTCTTAATGCGATTGGTTGGTCTGTAGAAAAGAAAGTAAGTCTAGAATCATTTTTTGCATGAATTTTTTATTTGGATATCCAATTAAAATTATTGACGATCTTCTCAATGAAGAAGATCGACAGATATTGATAGAGGAAATATTGTGTGATCAGAAGAAAGATTATCCACACCCAGAGGTTAATTGCTCTTGCGATACTTCTATTCGACGAGATGATGAAGTCAACTATCCTATAGATAGGTTCTCAGAAGAATATGCAATTTTTTCCCGCGAATTAAACCTTCAAAAACATTCATATTTTATTAATCAACCCTGGTGGAATTATTATAGAGAGGGTACTGGACAAGATCCTCACTATCACATATCACCATTTCAACAAGATCATGTTCTGTTTGCTGGAGTTTACTTTGTTGATGGATGTGAGAATACGGAATTGATAATGATGAATCCTTCAGCGACTCACCATTATCATAATACTGTAAGAGATAAACTCTTTAGAGAAGAGATGCCACAATCTTCATATTACTGTAGGTGGCATCACAGTTCAAAAAATAATCAACTAATATTTTTTCCAGCTGATTTATTGCATTACGTTCCATTTCACAAATGTGAGAAACCGCGAATATCTATAGCGTTTAATATTCATTTGGAAAATAAATAACTTGTTTGCAAAAGCGAACGAACTCCTGTATAATTACCTTACCAACACAAAAAACATGGATCTTCCTATCAACGATAAAGAACTGAATACCATCGTTAGCGCTCTGCGTTTGGGTGGTGATGCAGCTCTCTATCAGAAACTAAATACTATCAAGCAAATCCGCGAGGAGAATCCTGGCGGTCCATATAAAAAAATTGCTAGAGAGAAGTTTGGTTTTGTTATCTAATGTTTTTTGAAAAAGTGAGTCTGGTTACAGGGGGATTTGATCCTATTCATAGTGGACATATATCTTACTTTAAGAGAGCGAAAGATTTTTCTGACTATCTTGTAGTGGGACTGAATACTAATGAATGGTTGACTGCAAAGAAAGGTCAATACTTTTTATCTTGGGTTGAACGTGCAGAGATTGTACGTCATCTTAATATGGTCGATGCAGTTGTTACTGTTCCAGACGATGAGGTTGGATCTGCATGTGGCGCAATTGCTAAGTGTCTAGAAATTGCAGAGACTGTTGTATTTTGCAATGGTGGTGATCGTGGATCAGGCAATACACCAGAACTAGATATGTACGGAGACAATCCCCGAGTCCAGTTTGAATTTGGCGTTGGTGGAGATGATAAAATGAATAGTAGTTCTTGGATTCTTCGAGGATATTTTGAACGCCAACGTAAATTATTGGGCATCTGATGAATCTTACCGTTTATGATGATGCAGTTCCCTACAACGACCGAAGTGAAATTTTATACTATAGTCTAAAGTCAAATTTGTCTCTAGGTTGGCAAGATCATGTTTATCATGATTATTCTCAAGTAAATCTTTTCAGTAAGTGGACTAAAGACGAGTTAGTTGAATCTACACTGTGGAAATATATTGAAGAGTGTATCAATCTAACTCCATGGTTTACTAAGTCTGAATTCAAGAGGTGTGTACTAAATCTAGTTCGATCAAACGACATTCATCTTATTCATAGTCACGGTAGTGATCAAGTTGCTTTGTACTATATAAATCTTGATTGGAGGGATGGATGGTACGGAGAAACTTTATTTTATAGTGAGGATACTAAAGATGTGGTGTTTACATCTCCGTTTGTTCCTGGTAGGATAGTGTTATTCGACGGGAATATCCCTCATGCGATTCGACCTCAGTCATCTGCAGCTCCAAAATACAGACTGACTATTTCTACATTTTTTTCTTAAACTATGGACTTTCTAAAAGATATTGTAAAAGAGATTGGTGGTGAATACACACAACTCGCTTCGGACATTGACGATCATGAAACTTATGTGGACACGGGTTCTTACATTTTTAATGGACTTGTTTCAGGGTCTATATTTGGTGGCGTATCTGGGAATAAGATTACTGCCATTGCTGGCGAGTCTAGTACTGGAAAAACTTTTTTCAGCCTTGCGGTCGTCAAGAATTTTCTTGATTCTAACCCTGACGGGTATTGTCTATATTTTGACACTGAAGCCGCTGTTAACAAGTCTCTTCTCGCAGATCGAGGCATTGACTTGAATCGACTTGTGGTGGTCAACGTTGTGACCATTGAAGACTTCCGTGGCAAAGCCCTGAAAGCTGTGGATCTATACTTAAAGAAACCTGAAGAAGAGCGTGCTCCTTGCATGTTTGTGTTAGACTCTTTAGGTATGCTTTCCACGGAGAAGGAGATCAATGACGCACTCAACGACAAACAAGTCCGCGACATGACCAAATCCCAACTGGTCAAAGGTGCGTTCCGTATGATCACCCTCAAACTGGGTCAAGCCAACATTCCCATGATCGTTACCAACCACACTTATGATGTCATCGGCGCTTATGTCCCTACAAAGGAAATGGGAGGAGGCAGCGGACTCAAGTATGCTGCTTCTACAATCATCCATCTCAGCAAAAAGAAAGAAAAGGATGGAACAGAAATCGTTGGAAACCTTATCAAGGCTAAGACTGCTAAGTCGCGTTTGAGTAAGGAGAACAAAGATGTTACGGTGCGCCTGTATTACGATGAGCGTGGTCTTGATCGATATTATGGTCTTCTTGAACTGGGAGAGATTGGTGGTCTCTGGAAAAATGTGGCAGGTCGTTATGAGATAGGCGGTAAAAAAGTCTATGCAAAGGCGATCCTCAAGGATCCCGAACAATACTTTACTCCCGAAGTCATGGAGAAACTTGATGAAATTGCAAAACAAGAGTTTCGTTACGGGTGATTTTATCAAACTGTATGAAGACGCCTTGGGTGAAAAAGAGTGTGACATTCTGATTCAATTTTTTGAACAGAGTCATGCGAAAGAGATAGTAAAGAATGGAGGAACTCCAAACTTTACTCAACTGAATATCAACAAGAGTAATCCACAACTAATTGCACAGTTGTCACGGATTACTCAAAATGTTTTGTCTCTTTACAAAAGAGAACTACCAGAGTACACTAGATGGTATCCTTCAAGGCTTTTCTTGGAGGAGTTTCGCGTAAAGAAATATCATGCCAGAACTAAGGACAGGTTCGATGCACACGTTGATGTGCAAGACCATGCCTCTGCAAGAAGATATCTTGCATTTCTCTTCTATTTAAATGAAGATTTTAGTGGTGGGGAAACTGAGTTCCCGCATCACAGTAGAAAGATCACACCGAAGACTGGCTCGGTGATTGTCTTTCCCCCAACTTGGCAATATCCTCATGCAGGATTGAAAGTCAAGAAGGGAGTTAAGTATATAATGTCAACCTATTGCCACTACTATTGATGGACGAACGTATTGAAACTACAATCCTGAGGAGTCTTGCTCATAATGAGGAGTACTCCAGAAAGGTTTTACCTTTCATCAGGTCTGAATATTTTACAGACTATACTGAAAAAGTAGTATTTGAGGAGATTTGTAAATTTATCTTCAAGTATAATAAACTTCCCACGCAAGAGGTCCTTCGTGTTGAAGTTGACGGCCGTTCGGATCTCAATGAAACTTCCTACAAGGATGTCACTAACTATGTGAACAATCTGGAGAAGACTGTTCTGGACTTCACTTGGTTGAGTGATATTACGGAGAAGTGGTGTAGGGATAAAGCAATCTATCTTGCTCTGATGGAGTCTATCTCCATCGTTGATGGTAATGATGATAAGAAAACTAAGGATGCAATTCCTTCAATTCTATCGGATGCACTTGCAGTTAGTTTTGATACTAACGTAGGTCACGATTATCTTCAGGACTATCAAGAACGATATGATTTCTATCATCAGACTGAAGAGAAGATTCCTTTCGATCTGGAGTTCTTTAATAAGATTACGAAAGGTGGTCTCCCTAACAAGACATTGAATATTGCACTTGCTGGCACTGGTGTTGGTAAGTCTTTGTTCATGTGTCACATGGCTGCATCTTGTCTCTTACAAGGTAAGAATGTTCTCTACATTACCTGTGAGATGGCAGAAGAAAAGATCGCAGAACGCATTGACGCTAATCTTTTGAATGTCAATATCCAAGAGATTCAAAACATGCCTAAGTCAATGTTTGAAAACAAAGTAACGAACTTGAGTAAAAAAACTCAAGGCACTCTTATAATTAAAGAGTATCCCACCGCTACTGCACATAGTGGACACTTTAAGTC